GCCTGCCGTACCCGCTACCGTAACAAGGTTCACACTAATCGTAGCTGTAGAACCGCTATAGTTAGTAGCCGTAAACCTGTCAATAATTGTAGTAATGTTGTTCCCCGCAGTGTACTGCGTAGTTTGCGTATTTTCAGCAATCTTGGCGGAGATTAAAACCTTAACGTAAACAGTCATTATTCATCCGCTGGTAATGGTGTATTGCCTTCTTCAAGCCATTTTAGATAGGCTTGGTAGTCTGTGTTGGCTGGGTCTGTTAAAAAAGAAGTTGTAGAACCATTGCCGTTGTTTTTAACTACAACCGTTTCATTAAAAGAATTTTTTATTAGTTTGTACATTTTTATAGTTCCGCTGTCCAAATTGCAAAAGCTGCATCTGTGTTATCTGAAAGGCAACGACCACTATAACCAGCAGTTAAGCCGCTGCCTCCAGTTAAAGAAAAAACACCGCCTATTGGGCTTGCTTGGTCAATTATGCTACCAGTAAAATCTGAAGTGGTTGGATCTACAAAAAATGTATTTCCAGCACTTAAAGTTACAGAAGGTTTTATTCTCATGGTTACTGGATATGTAACCAAACAATTCGCAGCTGAAGAACTTACTGGAGCACTTACACCAAAATAAAAAAACGAATTTCCAGCACGATTATCTTGTGCATAGCAATACCGCTGACACAAAGCCAACTCAGTACCATACTGTCTGTATTCAAATCCAGTAGCTTGTGAGCCTACCTCTAGCTGAACTCCAGTAATGTAGAAGGTAGCACCGTTTGTACCGACTACGGATGTTGCGCCTGTGGCTGAAAAAGCTAAAGAACCTGCCCAAGCACCAGCAGTTGCACTATAAGTTGAACCAACACCTAAGCCAAATACAAGAATTAAACCAGTCCCATTTGTTGTAAGCCAAGTGCCTGATGTATCGCCAGCAATTGTTACTGATTTTTGTTCCCAAGTATCTGCAACGGAAATTGTGTAACTAAATGGATAAGAACGATTTGATGCATCGTTATATATTGAACCACCAAAAGTTCCAGTTAAAGAACTACGAACCCAAAAAGATACAGTTACAGTTTTAGCATTAGCAGTTCCCCAACCTAAATCAGCAACATTATAACCTTCAATTCTTTGTCCAACATACGCAAATTGAGTTGCTCCAAGTGTTGCATCGGCGGTTGTAGTTGTAAGTTTTAATGAATTATTAAACCCAGTAGGGGCAGTTGTTACTTGCTGGGCAGTCATTACTCCGTCTGTTGATTCAATTGCTCCCCATCTATCAACAGTATATGTAAAATTAGTAGTATCAACAGTAACACTAGCACCAGCGTTTCTTTGGTCAATAACCATTGCACCGTTTATGATGCGGTTATTTATTGTAACTACATTAGTAACATTACCACTAAAACTTGACCATGAATGAGCTACATAAGAACCTACGACGCTAGCGTTACCCCCTGGGTTTGAAGCCATAGTGTAGCTAAACGAAGTGCTACTAATATAAGTAATGTTGTATGAGCCGTTATACGCAGCAGGCGTAGCCCCTGAAACGGTAATGTAATCACCTGTAGATAGCCCATGAGGGTTAGCTGTAGTCAAAATAGCTGTTACGGTGCCAGTTAATTGCAAAGTAGAAATAGTTTGACCAGCTACAGTGCTATTACCTTCATACAGATCTGTTGTGCTGTTATAACGAATCATGCCATCTACGGGGGTTGTAGAACGATTTGCGCTAGGCCCAGCAGGAATTTGCATTTGCGTGACGCCATTAAAAGTAATAGTGCCAGTTGCGCTCAAATTGGTAAATACAGCGGTTCCAGGTGCAATATTGCCAATCGTAACGCCGTTAAGTGTACCGCCAGTAATGATGACGTTGCTAAAGTTAATACCTAAATTAATATTGTCTACAGTCCAAATTAAAGCATCGGCACTGTCCCTTAATATAAATTTATACGCATTGGCAGGTAAAAGCCAAAGATTGCACTCACCCCTAGAATCCAAAATAATAGGGTTAGTGTTACTAACGGTGCCAGTAGAATCTTGATATGTAGCTAGCGGCGTAGAGGTACCCGCAGCGTATGTATAAACTTTACCCCCTACTAATGGTACGCCAGCAGCGTTAAAAAACTGTTGTTTAGGGGATGGGGTTAAAAATGTTGTCATAAATTACCTCGTAGCTTTCGCGCTAGTGTATCAGAAGGATAGGTATAAAAAAGCATATTTAGTCAGTAGATGGTGGGCCAAGTTGCAGATCTGTTAAAGAAATAGAATTTCTACCCGATCCGGTTAATGTGTATAAATTAAAGAAAAAACGATACCATTCATTAGAAATTAATCCAGTAGCAGGGTCTATTAAAGGAACTCGAGGCGCGGGGATTGTAGTTAAAGTATTAGGCATTTGTACCACTCAATATTAGTTCGGCGCCCATAATGACTATTTTATTTGGGTCTGTGCCTGAAATTTCATACACTCGGTCACGCAGTTTAAGTGTCATACCAAGGCGGCGCCAAATAGCCCGGCGGTAATACTCACCTATTTTGCCAACAGAAACCCAATGTTCGTTTGACCAGGTATGACCGCCGTCATCTGACCAACGAAGCATAACTTGCGGGTCTTGCGCTTGCCCAGTGTCTGTACCAACGCCTGATTCGCAGTCAAGCTGTAATGAGTGCTGCGCGGTGCGTTTTAGGTTGTTAGTGCCTGTGGGAAGCGCTCTCCAAGAACGAACCCATTTTTGCACTGCACCATTATCATCGTAGACGTTTAAGTCAAAAGCATAGATGTTGCCGTTTATATAATCGCCAACAATGGTTTGGTTTTCAAAGTTCATTTGGCAATTTGAACGATGACGGGTAAAAAAGCCATCTTCAAAGCCTGCACGTTCATGCCAAGCGCCTGTAGCTACATCAAATACCCATGTCTTATTAACGGTAGGAAATATCAACACATAAAAAGCATGGCCTTCTTGCTGGTAAGTGTAGGCAAGCGCGTTAGACACGTCGCCATAACTTTGAATGGCAAATTCAACAGCGTGAGTAGATACGCGTTTACCCCGATAGCCTTCACCTCGGTAAACAATACCGTAGCCACGGGGGTCGCTACCAAGCCAAAACAGCGTGTTATCAAGTTTTGCTACGGAGTAAGGGGCTATGCACCCTAACTCGTTAAACGCGCCTTGGATGCGCGCAAAAGGAAAATTGGCGGTGCCTGCGTTGTACCAGACTTCAATGGTGTCTGTACCAAACACCCAAAGCTCGCGTTGATCTACGTTAATAGCTTGGACTAAGTCGGGCGCGCCTTCAGCACTAGCAAACGCTAAGGGCTCAATAATAGTGCCATCAAATATTTCCGTAACCCATAGCTTTTGGCTGTTTGGCTCATTAAACACAAAATAACCGTCTAAATATCCTACCGTTACTGCGCCAGGGAAGTCTGGGTCAGTAATTTGTACAAACGTATTGGCAACCTCATCGTAAATAAACCCGTCAGGATTGCAAGCAAAAAACAGTTGAGTGCCGTTATCAGCAATGGATACTGGGCCTGAACCCGTTATGTTGCCTAACTTTGCAGCTTGATAACTAGCATCAATTTTAAAGACTTCATTACCAGACACAACGTAAGCGTCTGAGCCGTTAGTTTGATGCGACCATAGGGCGCGGATTGGGCCATTGCCAATAGTGGCGAGTTTACGCATCCCTGGCGTTCTGTTTAAAAAACCGTTTTCTTTACCTGCATCCGGCGTAGCTTCTGGAAACAAATTTATCATTACGTTGTCCGCAGCATTAATGCTACGGGCTACATAAGATTGACCAAGAATGTGTGACTTCACTAGAAGTTACCTGCGTAAATGTTAAAGCGCTGGCGGGTCGCTACTAGGCTGTATGGCAGAGCCATAATGTCGTCTGGGTTGTTAATGCGCTTCAGATTGCGTTTAGAGGTCATAGCGACGCGCAAAACTTGTGGGCTAGGCTCAACCCCAAACTCAGCCGCAAGCTCGCAAGCAAGGTTGTATTTAAACGCCCGTAGATAGCCCAAAGGCATAGTGATGTCGGTAGCCAAGGTAGGTACGGACATTAGCGGCTCAACCGACACAAAATGGAACTCTAACGGTTTTGTGGGTACGGGGTACACGTAGATCTCAATGTCAGGGTAGGTCATATTGACCCACATGACTTGTGGATAGGTTGAGGTGACGGTTTTAACGGCAATACCGTTGTATTGCTGTTGGTTAATCAGCTTAATACCATACGAGATGTTATTGGCTGGGTCACGGAAATATGTAGAGTCATCTATCAAAACAGGGCGTTGACCAACAAGCGTACCTGTAGGGCCAAGGGTGTTGGATATTTCGTTAGGCAACCAAGTCTTAACTTGGTCTTGGGTAGAGAACACCGACAAACGCTCGATATTCCAACTGTCAATCATCTGGTTTAACGTGGCTAAAGCGTCTTGTGATGTAGAGGCAGAAGGCGTTTCACCTTCGGCTAACACACCTAGTAAGCGCAAGGCGCCGTTGATTTGTTCGTTAGCCGTGGTCATAGCTACCCCTTAATTAAGCAGATTTAC